TTGGCACCGCGCAGGTTGGCACCGTACAGGTTGGCACCGCGCAGGTTGGCACCGCGCAGGTTGGCACCGTACAGGTTGGCTCTCGATCCGCTCTCACGCATTGAGGTAATCCACACTTTGTGTTCTTCAAGAATCTTCGATAAATCTGCTGAATTCATGTTGTTATTCCTTAAATTTTGGCAATAAAAAATGCCGCATTGCGACCTGATTAGATGAGAGGCTTGCTGTTCAGCTTTATGCGCTGTACTGCGTGGATTTTGTTACCGAGCGGGTTAGCATCGTGGTAGTAAATGCGGTTCTTCTTGCGCTCTATTTCCTGCTGCTTAACTTTGTTTCCTGCACGTGAAACTGCTTTTGTTACCCTGTCAACACGCTGCGTCTTAACCTCCTGAGAAGCATCAGGAACATCGCAGCCAAAAATTGAATCGATGATATTGCAGATGGTGTCGCGCTCTATGGCTAGCTTTCTGCGCCGCTCATGACGGCGAGTTTTAGCATTGCCTGCAAACGTTGACTTCCCGTAGGTGATAACCGTCATGATTTAATCCTCATGTGAAATGGCTTTGGTATTGCAGATAGCCAGGCGACTAACCCTGACCCCGTACTCATTGCCGAGCGCCTCCGCCGAATAGGTTGGCTTCTACCTGCAACCCAAACCCATCTCGTTTGGTATCTTGTCGCGCTTTGTCAGCGCATCATCGAAGTTAAAGAGCGTTGCCTTTCCGTTTGGCTACCAGCGTCCTGCTGATGGCTAAACAATACAAAATGTACTTAATATCGTCAATACAAAATGTACTGAAAATTGATAAATAAATACTATGTGTATGAAAATGAATGGAAAAAATATTTTGGTATTAAAAAACCCGCATAAGCGGGCTAGGGGAGGGAATTGTTAGAGGCCTTGCCATTTTGCTTCAATGACAACACCGATAATGCGACAATTTCCGTTTATGGGGATCATGTGATAGCTGGGGTTTAACGGTTTAAGATATTTCTGTCCAGCGTCAACAATATATTTCTTGAAGGTTGCCTCGTTTTCAGACTCAAGCTTTGCCACCACGAGTCTTCCATTAGTCGGTTCGATAGCCGGATCAACAAGAATTTGCATTCCTTCCGGTATGCTTAATCCTGTAGGAGATGTCATAGAGTCGCCACGAACGGTTAGCCAGAATGACCTTTCGCTTGCATGTGCAGTTGTCTCAGGCCACACCTCTATTTCTCGGAGTTGGTAAGGTTCAACAGCCTCACACCAGTTACCTGCGCTCACCCAGCTAATCAGGGGAAATCTCCTTATTTCTGTGTGTGGACGAGGACTTGAAACATTGTTCAGGTTGGAGTCTGGATAATCAACCATCCCATCAGAACTTAATACAAGCTCCTTCAATCCTAGCTGCTTCATGATCGCTGCAATATCTTCAATACTTGGTTCGCGGCGGCCATTAAGCCAATGACCTATCGCCCCCTGAGTCTTACCGAGAGCTTCAGCAAGTTTATCCTGGGTTAGGCCTATTTGTTTCATTCTGGCTTTCGCCAGCTCATTCCACGGTGTTTTCATGCGCCGATTATTACGAGATGTATTGACTGTGACAACACACATATTGTATTAATTACCTTGCTTTTATTTAGTACGAAATGTATTATTAAGTTACGTACCATCCTGAGGAGATATACCGATGAGCAATCTTCGGAAAATCCGGGAAACCATGAAGGTATCCCAGGCCGTTCTGGCCGAAAAGGTTGGGTGTACTCAGGGAGCAATTGGTCATTACGAATCAGGGCGACGCCATCCGGATTTGAGAATGTGCCGCCAGCTCGTAGAGGCGCTCAACAGTTTTGGCGCGAATGTTCAGCTAGACGATGTGTTCCCACCTGAACTTAATGCTGCCTAAGTAGTACCGCTCTTTACCAATCTGAACCGCCGACAACGCGGTAAATCTATTCAACGGATTTGCGTGTATTTGCGAATCCAACTCTATCTAATTTCTAAGGAATATTTTGAATGAACGTAGTTGCAACTAAAAGCAAGAAGGCGGCTCGCATTGAGTCCACTTTACTCAACAAGTTAGCCATGATGGGCCAGAAGACATTCGCTAAAGCTATGGGTGTTCCTGAATACCAGGTAAGCCGATGGAAGAACGGTTTCTTCTCTCAGGTCAGCATGATGCTTGCGGTTCTGGAGTATGGAATCGAAGACGAGGAAATGGCAGAGCTCACCAGGCGACTTGCTACCTACCTGACAAAAGAAAAAGCCCCGAAGAACGGCGAATTCTTCGAGGCCTGATGTAGAAAGACTGGATCAATCCACAGGAGTAATTATGCCAAAACAACTCAGTCCTGACCAGGACAAATTACACAAAAACATACTACGTGATCGGTTCTTATCCAGCTTCAAACAGCCTGGTCGATTTCGGGCTGAGTTGGAGAAAGTGAAGCTAATACTGAAGAGGAAAGGTCATGAGTAATCTTGCAACAGTTACACCGATAAAACCTCATCTGGAGGTTGTGGAGCATCGCGTGGCAGAACTCGACGATGGCTACACCCGGACTGCAAATACACTGCTGGAAGCTGTCATGCTTTCTGGGCTTACTCAACATCAGCTACTGATAGTTATGGCTGTGTGGCGCAAGACATACGGTTATAACAAAAAAATAGATTGGATCGGAAATGAACAGTTCGCTGAACTCACTGGCATGGCGCCAACCAAATGTTCTACCGCCAAAAACGAGCTTATCAGAATGGGGGTTCTCACTCAGGTGGGACGTCAGGTCGGTATGAATAAAAATATTTCCGAGTGGAAGACGAAGGTTAACGGATTCGGTAAAACATTTACCGGATCGGTAAAACTAACCTTTACCAAATCGGTAAAAACCAATTTACCGAATCAGTCAAACACAAAAGACAATATACAAAAGACAATAAATACAAATACCCCCTTACCCCCTAAAGGGGGATGCGATGAAGGTTCTAAACCTGAAAAGCGAAAACCTACCAAGATTAACTACAGCGAATATCTTGCTGCCTACAACGAGATTGTTGGTGACAGACTCCCACATGCAGTGGAGGTCAATTCTGAACGACAACGCAAGTTGAAAAAGCTGATTGATTCACTGGCAACCAAAAACATCGACGGATTCCGGGCATACGTCAAAGCGTTCATGGCAGCAGCCAGACCATTCCATTTCGGTGATAACGACCGTGACTGGGTAGCTAATTTTGATTAGCTGCTACGCCCGAAAGTACTGATAGCAATTCGTGAGGGAACACTATGAGACAGGATATCGAAGCGAGCGTTATCGGTGGCTTGCTGATTGGCGGATTAACACCAACCGCCAGTGACGTTCTGGCAACACTTGAGCCTGAAGCATTCTCAATTCCGCTCTACCGGAAAGCTTTTGAAGTTATTCGAAAGCAGGCCAGAAACAGGAACCTGATTGATGGACTGATGGTAGCCGAGGAATGCGGGGATGAATACGCAACGGCGGTGATGATGACTGCGCGGTCATGCCCCAGCGCTGCAAACCTGAAAGGTTATGCCGGAATGGTTGCAGACAGTTATCAACGGCGTCAGGTTTTACAGCTACTGGATGAGATGCGGGAGCCCATCAGTAACGGCACGCTGGATGCTTCAGGCAGCGCGATGGACGAGCTTGTAAAGCGCCTGTCAGCCATCAGGAAGCCGCGTAACGAGGTTAAACCTGTGAGACTGGGGGAAATCATCAATGACTACACTGACACGCTTGACAGGCGTCTGAGGAACGGAGAAGAGTCGGATACCCTGAAGACAGGAATCGAAGAGCTTGACGCTATCACCGGAGGGATGAACGCAGAAGACCTTGTGATTATTGCTGCTCGTCCTGGTATGGGTAAAACCGAACTGGCGCTAAAGATAGCCGAAGGCGTGGCAAGCCGCGTCATTCCTGGTTCTGACGTCCGGCGCGGTGTGTTGATTTTCTCGATGGAAATGAGCGCCATTCAGGTTGTTGAGAGAGGGATTGCTGGCGCAGGAATGATGTCGGTGAGTGTGCTGCGTAACCCATCACGTATGGACGATGAGGGATGGGCGAGAGTTGCAAGCGGGATGAAGTTGCTGGCAGATCTGGATGTGTGGGTAGTTGACGCGTCACGTTTGTCTGTCGAAGAAATCAGGTCCATCGCCGAACGCCACAAGCAGGAGCACCCGAATCTGTCACTGATTATGGCTGACTATCTCGGGCTAATTGAGAAACCAAAAGCGGAACGTAATGACCTCGCAATTGCTCATATTTCCGGTAGCCTGAAAGCGATGGCGAAAGACCTGAAAACTCCAGTTATCTCATTAAGCCAGCTCTCCCGCGATGTTGAGAAGCGGCCAAACAAACGTCCGACAAACGCAGATTTGCGTGATTCAGGAAGCATTGAACAGGACGCAGATTCAATCATCATGCTCTATCGGGAAGCGGTATATGACGAGAACAGTAGCGCCGCGCCATTTGCTGAAATAATCGTGACAAAAAACCGTTTTGGCTCGCTTGGTACGGTTTACCAGCGGTTCTGCAACGGACACTTTATTGCATGTGACCAGGACGAAGCCAGACGTATTTGCACGGAATCAAATGCACCTGCTGGACGCAGAAAGCGATATGCACAAGGGGCTGACGTATGACTATTTACATCATTGAGTTAGTAACAGGCCTGCTGGTAATCGCAGGCCTTTTTATTTGGGGGAGAGGGAAGACATGAAAAAACTAACCTTTGAAATTCGATCTCCAGCACATCAGCAAAACGCTATTCACGCAGTACAGCAAATCCTTCCAGACCCAACCAAACCAATCGTAGTAACCATTCAGGAACGCAACCGCAGCTTAGACCAAAACAGGAAGCTATGGGCCTGCTTAGGTGACGTCTCTCGTCAGGTTGAATGGCATGGTCGCTGGCTGGATGCAGAAAGCTGGAAGTGTGTGTTTACCGCAGCATTAAAGCAGCAGGACGTTGTTCCTAACCTTGCCGGGAATGGCTTTGTGGTAATAGGCCAGTCAACCAGCAGGATGCGTGTAAGCGAATTTGCGGAGCTATTAGAGCTTATACAGGCATTCGGTACAGAGCGCGGCGTTAAGTGGTCAGACGAAGCCCTGTTAGCGCTGGAATGGAAAGCGAGATGGGGAGATAAGGCGGCATGAGGCGACAGCGACGAAGTATCACCGACATAATCTGCGAAAACTGCAAATACCTTCCAACGAAACGCTCCAGAAATAACCCAAGCCAACCCCAAAAGAATCTGACGTAAAAACCTTCAATTACACGGCTCACCTGTGGGACATCAGGTGGCTTAGAGAACGTGCGAGGAAATGACAATGGATTATTCACAGTTAAGTGATTTTGAAATTAACCGAATGGTAGGAGACATAATTTTTAAAGGCCTTTGGGCATGTAAGCCGGAAACGTCAGGGAATAACACCAACAAATGGTATTACGGAAACGCTGATACAACTTTTGAGCCATTAAACCATTTACCTGACTACTGCAATGATCCGAGTGCCTCATGGCCGATTATTGAGAAACACAGGATTTCTATCTTAGACCAGTTAACTGAATGGTGTGTGGATGCAAAAGGCGTAAGCCCAATATTTGATACCAGACCTCTACGCGCCGCCATGATTGTCTTTCTCATGATGCAGGACGCCAATAATGCTTAGTCCATCCCAATCCCTTCAATACCAGAAAGAAAGCGTCGAGCGGGCTTTAACGTGCGCTAACTGCGGTCAGAAGCTGCATGTGCTGGAAGTTCACGTGTGCTCCGATTGCTGCGCAGAACTGATGAGCGATCCGAATAGCTCAATGTACGAGGAAGAAGACGATGGCTAAATCAGCGCGAAGACGATGCAAAAACGAAGAATGTAGGGAATGGTTTCACCCTGCATTCGCTAATCAGTGGTGGTGCTCTCCAGAGTGTGGAACCAAGATAGCACTCGAACGACGAAGCAAAGAGCGCGAAAAAGCAGAAAAAGCAGCAGAGAAGAAACGACGACGAGAGGAGCAAAAACAGAAAGATAAACTGAAGATTCGAAAACTCGCCTTAAAGCCCCGCAGTTACTGGATTAAACAAGCCCAACAAGCCGTAAACGCCTTCATCAGAGAAAGAGACCGCGACTTACCATGTATCTCGTGCGGAACGCTCACGTCTGCTCAGTGGGATGCCGGGCATTACCGGACAACCGCTGCGGCACCTCAGCTCCGATTTGATGAACGCAATATCCATAAGCAATGCGTCGTGTGCAATCAACACAAGAGCGGGAACCTGGTTCCTTATCGCGTGATGCTCATCGAGCGCATAGGGATTGCAGCAGTAGACGAAATCGAATCTGACCATAAGCGGCATCGCTGGACTACCGAAGAGTGCAAAGCGATTAAGGCGGAGTATCAGCAGAAGCTTAAAGACCTACGTGACAGCAGAAGCGAGGCAGCATGAGCAAAATCCAATACCCAATGACCACTGCGGCAATTTTCGATGATGTTGTCTATCCGCTGCATTTCGACAATGCCGGCAAGGTTAGGCAAGAAATGGAAGGCGCTGTTAACTGGTTCTGCAGGTGGTGCAACGAAGAGAAAGCCGCTGTGAAAGCGAGATTGTTGGTCAGTTGCTGGGGTCAATATCTGAGTCATGAGCAGGTTATCCGGGAGGCTGCATGACACTCACTGTCCAAACCATCCCCGAATTGCTCATTGAGACATACGGAAACCAGACAGAAGTAGCCAGGCGCTTATCTTGCCACCGCAACACAGTCAGGCGCTATCTGTACGACAAAGAAGCCAGGTATCACGCCATCGTTAACGGCGTTTTAATGATTCATCAGGGCGGGAGAGGTATCTATGACCGTAACCAGCATTAACCAGGCGAAACAGCAGCGTGAACGTGACGAAGCTGAATTGCGCAGCATCAGAGAGATGACGGAGCAACACCAGAAGGCGATGGATTATCTGCATGAGCGAGAGCGTGAACTGGTGAACCGGCTTGGATTGAACAAGCCGGCGGGAGGCGATGCTGCATGAGTATACGAGAATTGAACCTCACTAAAGAGCAGCATGACTGGATTAATGGATGGCTTGAACTGTGGGGGGCATGGGTTTATTCAGGTAGGCTGGAAAAACGTATGAGTAGCGTAATAGCGAAGTTCATGGAGAGCGTAGAGCCGGGAAGAGTTATGACAAGGCCAATGTGCAATGATGATGGAATGTTGATTTCTCAGGTCGTAGATTCCGTCATGTACATTGACAAGAAAGCCTTTGGCATCCTCCTCAGCTACTACGCTCACGGATCTTCCAAGCACGCCATTGCATCTTACTATCATCGCGTCGCAAGACCTCGCAAGATGTTATGCCGGGGCGGCGGGCGCATTCAAAAACCATCGCTCGCAACCTGTCGCCGGGAAGTTGACGAAATCCTTAATGCCTCGTTGTTTATGATTTACCCGGTTCTGGATAGTGCGTTTAAAAACCGGAAACGTGTAGAGAAAATTAAACATGTAGCATAGAACGTGTTGACATCATTGAGCAAATGAGCAACACTATTCGCATAAGCTGCCGTTAGTGACTCTTAAGTTGCAACGGTGGCTTTTTTTATTTGGGTCAGTCGTATAAAGGTCATTACGGAAGGCTGTTAACCTTCTTATCGTGGTTCGAGTCCACGCTGTCCCGCCAAACATGCTGGTTTAGCTCCAATGGTAGAGCGGTCGCCTTGTAAGCGAATGGGTAGCGGTTCAAGTCCGTTAACCAGCACCATAACTGAGCCGTAGTCACTGGCCATCCTGAATTCATCAGTGATAGTTATGCTGCGGCCTTCTTTTTTCCCCTTCCCAATATAAGAACTACGCAATCCGTTACTGGCGGAGGCGTTGCTATGAAATCAATGGACAAAATTTCAACGGGCATTGCCTACGGAACATCCGCTGGTAGTGCGGGATACTGGTTTTTGCAGTGGTTGGATCAGGTCAGTCCGTCACAGTGGGCTGCGATTGGAGTGCTTGGAAGCCTTGTGTTGGGCTTTCTCACCTATCTGACAAATCTGTACTTCAAAATCAGAGAAGACAGACGAAAGGCTGCGAGAGGTGAATAATGCCTCCATCATTACGAAAAGCCGTTGCTGCTGCTATTGGTGGCGGGGCTATTGCTATAGCATCTGTGTTAATCACCGGGCCAAGTGGTAACGATGGTCTGGAAGGTGTCAGATACAAACCATATAAGGACGTAGTTGGTGTGTTGACTGTGTGTTATGGACACAGCGGAAAAGACATCATGCCTGGTAAAACGTATACCGAAGCAGAATGCAAAGCCCTCCTGAATAAAGACCTTGCCACGGTCGCCAGACAAATTAACCCGTACATCAAAGTCGATATACCGGAAACAACGCGCGGCGCTCTTTACTCGTTCGCCTACAACGTGGGCGCTGGCAATTTCAGAACGTCGACGCTTCTTCGCAAAATCAACCAGGGTGATATCAAAGGCGCATGTGACCAGCTACGTCGCTGGACATACGCTGGCGGTAAGCAATGGAAAGGCCTGATGACTCGTCGTGAGATTGAGCGTGAAGTATGTTTGTGGGGGCAGCAATGAGCATGATTTGCTTTTTCATGGCAGCGTTGCTCGCATTCAATGGCAACGATGCGTGGCCGTGGTTTCTGGCCGTTGGGGTGTTGATGTCATGAGTCGGTTAACCGCAATCATCTGCGTTGTGGTTATTTGCCTGCTGGTTTCAATGGGGTGGGCTGTTAATCATTACCGTGATAACGCCATCACCTACAAAGAGCAGCGTGATAAAAAAGTCAGTGAGCTGAAGCAGACGACCACCACCATTACTGACATGCAGCAGCGCCAGCGTGATGCTGATGCACTCGATGCTAAATACACGAAGGAGTTAGCTGATGCGAAAGCTGAAAATGATGCTCTTCGGCGCAAGCTTGATAATGGTGGTCGGGTGCTCGTCAAAGGAAAATGCCCTGTGCCATCCTCAGCCGAAACCTCCAGCGCCTCCGGCATGGGCAATGATGCCACCGTCGAACTCTCTCCAGTTGCTGGACGAAACGTTCTCGGTATCCGGTACGGAATCATCAGCGACCAAACAGCACTGAGAACGCTTCAGGAATACATCAGGACGCAATGCCTTAAATAATTTCCCTCGCATAGAAATTTGACAAGTGACTTTCATGAAAATGCCTCGCGATGCGGGGCTTTTTTGTATCGGTATTTTACCGCGCACCGCAGCGCACAATAACCACCGAACCAAACCCTTTGGAATGAGCCGTTGAGGATGTCAGTTAGTGCTGGCGAGCCTCGGTGGGCTGACTTCCTGTGCGGCAACGGTTCATCTCAAAGTAAGGTACACGCTATGAACTACCCAACAGTCGTTAACGGCATTGATTTTCGCGATCTGATTTTTGTAGCAGACAACGATCCGGTTACCGATTCTTTTATGGTGGCAAAAGCATTCGGCAAATTATCGAAAAACGTAGTCCGCGACATTGAAAGGACTATTGATGCTTGCCCTCCAGAGTTTGATACAAAGCTCAACTTTGAGCTTTGCTATAAAAACAATGAGTTACAGAATGGCAAGCCGCAGAAGTTTTACCGACTCCGCAAGGACGGCTTGATGCTTCTTGTCATGTCTTATACCAAGAAAGAAGCTATGCGAATCAAAATCGCATACATCAACGCTTTCAACTGGATGTACGCCATGCTTCAGGTTGGTAATCGTCAATTTGAAGAAGAGCGAAATGCCGTAATGCTGGAGTACATGAAAGAGAAGGATGTCGCCAGCATGTCGGGTCGCCTGCTTAATCGCTGGGGAAAAATTAAGAAACCACAGCTACTGGCGAGAATTGAACGCCTTGAACAGCACGGGCAAACCGTAATCCCCGGACTCACCAATTAGCGGCAGTACTGCGAAACAACCCAAGCCAGTAAGTGGGGAAATAACACTGGCAGCCACTGAAAGATGAACCTCCAGCCTTATGGCAAAAAAGATTCTTTGTGGTGGCGGACTGATGGAAAGACATCGGTTATTGCAGAGACCATTCAATGAGTGGTCTCGACAATGGCTTATCCCAACAACCGGAGTCAACACAATGGCAGAGATTACAGCATTGACAGAATTACAGCAGATGAACCTCGATATCCTCCGTTTAGTTCAAAGCGATACCGCAGCAGCAGAGAAAGCGATCGCATTCGTTGCTGGAAGTAAGCTGAACTTCGAACTGTTCAAAGACCAACTGGTTTTGGCGCAGGGTGAAGGAACGGCATTAGCTCGCGCAGAAAAGGCTATTCGTGAGGCAAAAGAAGCGTTAGACCTGTTCACTGCCGGAGTATAATCATGGCAAATCCAAATTTCACGCCATCGTGGCCTCTCTACAAAGATGCTGACGGTGCATATGTGTCTGCTCTTCCGATTAAAGCTATCAAATACGCTAATGACGGAAGTGCAAGCGCAGAATTCGATGGTCCGTATGCTGACCAGTACATGTCAGCGCAAACAGTGGCCGTATTCAAGCCGGAGGTCGGTGGATATCTGTTCCGAAGCCAGTACGGCGAGCTGCTCTATATGAGCAAGACAGCATTTGAAGCTAAGTACACTTCTGCAAGCGGTTCAGTAACGAATGCAGATACGGCGGATAAGTTGTCAACGGCCCGTACTATCACACTAACCGGCGCTGTCACAGGTTCAACGTCATTTGATGGTTCGGCTAACGTGACTATCGCAACTACCCAAGGAAGCTAACTTATGGCAGCACCAAAGGGCAACCGATTCTGGGAGGCCCGCAGTAGCCATGGGCGTAACCCGAAATTCGAGTCGCCTGAGGCGCTGTGGGCTGCTTGTTGTGAATACTTCGAATGGGTGGAAGCTAACCCACTATGGGAGATGAAGGCTTTCTCATATCAGGGAGAAGTTACACAAGAGCCTATCGCCAAGATGAGGGCAATGACCATCACTGGGCTAACGCTATTCCTCGATGTGACGCTTGAAACATGGCGCACATATCGAATGCGAGAAGATTTATCTGAGGTCGTTACGCGAGCAGAGCAAATCATCTACGACCAGAAATTCTCCGGCGCAGCCGCTGACCTTCTCAACGCTAACATCATAGCCCGTGATTTGGGCCTCAAAGAGCAGTCGCAAGTTGAAGACGTGACACCTGATAAGGGAGATCGCGATAAGCGCCGCTCTCGTATCAAGGAGCTATTCAACCGTGGAACTGGACGCGATTCTTGATAACCTGAGCGACGAAGAGCAAATCGAATTGCTCGAGCTACTCGAAGAAGAAGAGAACTACCGAAATACACACCTGCTATATGAATTTACGCCATACAGCAAACAGCGTGAGTTCATCGACGCCGGCCATGACTATCCAGAGCGATGTTTTATGGCTGGTAACCAGCTTGGTAAGTCATTTACTGGCGCTGCTGAAGTTGCGTTTCACCTTACCGGTAGATACCCGGGAACGAAAGGTTATCCTGCTGATGGCAAATATGGCGGAGAGTGGAAAGGTAAGCGTTTCTATGAGCCAGTTGTCTTCTGGATTGGCGGTGAAACAAACGAGACTGTAACCAAAACAACTCAACGCATCCTGTGCGGGCGTATCGAAGAGAATGATGAGCCTGGCTATGGTTCAATCCCGAAAGAGGACATCATCAGCTGGAAGAAGTCTCCTTTCTTCCCGAACCTTGTTGATCACCTTCTTGTTAAGCACCACACGCCAGAAGGCGTCGAAGATGGCATCTCAATATGCTACTTCAAGCCGTACTCACAGGGCCGTGCTCGCTGGCAGGGTGACACAATCCACGGCGTGTGGTTTGACGAAGAACCACCATACAGCATTTATGGTGAAGGCCTTACCCGTACCAACAAATACGGGCAATTCTCAATTCTGACGTTTACCCCGCTGATGGGGATGTCTGACGTTGTTACCAAGTTCCTGAAGAATCCCAGCAAGTCGCAGAAAGTGGTCAACATGACCATCTATGACGCTGAGCACTACACCGACGAGCAGAAAGAGCAAATCATCGCATCCTATCCCGAGCATGAGAGAGAGGCGCGTGCTCGCGGTATTCCTACGATGGGTAGCGGGCGAATCTTCCAGATACCAGAAGAAACGATTAAGTGCCAGCCGTTTGAGTGCCCCGATCACTTCTACGTTATCGACGCACAGGACTTCGGCTGGAATCATCCGCAGGCTCATATCCAGTTATGGTGGGATAAAGATGCTGATGTGTTCTATTTGGCGCGTGTGTGGAAGAAATCGGAGAACACCGCAGTTCAGGCATGGGGCGCCGTTAAGTCGTGGGCTAACAAAATACCTGTCGCGTGGCCTCATGACGGTCACCAACACGAAAAGGGCGGTGGTGAGCAACTTAAAACCCAATATGCGGATGCCGGGTTCTCTATGCTTCCCGATCACGCAACGTTCCCGGATGGCGGTAACTCAGTAGAGTCAGGCATTAGTGAGCTTCGTGACCTGATGCTTGAAGGAAGATTCAAAGTATTCAACACATGCGAACCATTCTTTGAAGAGTTCCGCCTCTATCACCGTGACGAGAACGGCAAGATCGCCAAGACCAATGATGATGTGCTCGATGCTACTCGCTACGGCTACATGATGCGCCGATTCGCCAGGATGATGCGCGATATCAGAAAGCCGAAAGAAAAGAAAATTCCCGCACCGATTAGACCAGTACGCAGAGGACGATAATGGCCGACAATGAAAACAGGCTGGAGAGTATCCTGTCGCGCTTTGATGCGGACTGGACAGCCAGTGATGAAGCCAGACGAGAGGCAAAGAACGACCTGTTCTTCTCCCGCGTATCTCAGTGGGATGACTGGCTATCACAATACACAACCCTGCAATATCGCGGGCAGTTCGATGTAGTGCGCCCAGTCGTGCGCAAGCTCGTTTCTGAGATGCGTCAGAACCCTATTGATGTTCTGTATCGTCCAAAGGACGGAGCAAGCCCTGACGCTGCTGATGTGCTTATGGGTATGTATCGCACAGACATGCGGCATAACACGGCTAAAATCGCGGTTAACATCGCTGTTCGTGAGCAGATTGAAGCTGGAGTTGGTGCGTGGCGTCTGGTCACTGACTACGAAGACCAAAGCCCGACAAGCAACAATCAGGTTATCCGTCGAGAGCCTATCCATAGTGCCTGTTCCCATGTCATCTGGGACAGCAACAGCAAGCTGATGGACAAGTCTGACGCCCGTCACTGCACAGTTATCCACTCAATGAGCCAGAATGGTTGGGAGGATTTCGCAGAAAAATACGACCTCGATGCGGATGATATTCCATCATTCCAGAACCCCAACGATTGGGTATTTCCATGGCTGACGCAGGACACAATTCAGATCGCTGAGTTTTACGAAGTGGTCGAGAAGAAAGAGACGGCGTTTATCTACCAAGACCCGGTTACGGGTGAGCCGGTAAGCTACTTTAAGCGCGATATTAAAGACGTCATCGATGACCTGGCTGATAGTGGATTTATCAAAATTGCAGAGCGCCAGATTAAGCGTCGCCGGGTATACAAATCGATTATCACCTGCACTGCTGTACTCAAAGACAAGCAGCTCATTGCTGGCGAGCATATCCCCATTGTTCCGGTGTTCGGAGAGTGGGGCTTCGTTGAAGATAAAGAAGTGTATGAGGGTGTCGTCCGCCTGACAAAAGACGGCCAGCGTCTGCGCAACATGATTATGTCGTTCAACGCCGACATCGTGGCCCGCACTCCGAAGAAGAAGCCGTTCTTCTGGCCTGAGCAGATTGCAGGCTTTGAGCATATGTACGACGGTAACGACGATTACCCATACTACCTGCTCAATCGCACTGACGAAAATAGTGGAGACCTTCCGACTCAGCCGCTGGCATATTATGAAAACCCGGAAGTGCCGCAAGCCAACGCCTACATGCTGGAAGCAGCAACCAGCGCAGTAAAAGAGGTTGCCACTCTCGGAGTTGATACAGAAGCGGTAAATGGCGGACAGGTTGCGTTTGATACCGTCAATCAACTGAATATGAGGGCTGACCTTGAGACATACGTGTTTCAGGATAATCTGGCTACCGCCATGCGCCGTGACGGAGAGATTTACCAGTCGATAGTTAATGACATCTACGATGTTCCTCGCAACGTTACGATTACCCTTGAGGATGGCAGCGAGAAAGATGTTCAGCTAATGGCTGAGGTTGTTGACCTTGCTACTGGAGAAAAGCAGGTACTAAACGATATCAGGGGGCGCTATGAGTGCTACACGGATGTTGGACCATCATTCCAGTCCATGAAGCAGCAAAACCGCGCAGAAATTCTTGAGTTGCTCGGCAAGACGCCACAGGGAACGCCAGAATATCAACTGCTGTTGCTTCAGTACTTCACCCTGCTTGATGGTAAAGGTGTTGAGATGATGCGTGACTATGCCAACAAGCAGCTTATTCAGATGGGCGTTAAGAAGCCAGAAACGCCCGAAGAGCAGCAATGGTTAGTAGAGGCGCAACAAGCCAAACAAGGTCAACAAGACCCGGCAATGGTTCAGGCTCAGGGCGTACTCCTGCAGGGGCAGGCTGAACTGGCTAAAGCTCAGAACCAGACGCTGTCCCTGCAAATCGATGCAGCTAAAGTCGAAGCGCAGAACCAGCTTAACGCTGCCAGAATCGCAGAAATCTTCAACAACATGGACCTCAGTAAACAATCTGAGTTTAGAGAGTTCCTTAAAACCGTTGCTTCATTCCAGCAGGACCGCAGCGAAGACGCTCGCGCAAATGCTGAGTTACTCCTTAAAGGCGATGAACAGACGCACAAGCAGCGAATGGACATTGCCAACATCCTGCAATCGCAGAGACAAAATCAACCTTCCGGCAGTGTAGCCGAGACACCTCAATAAGAGAGAGTTAATCATGGAACCAACCACCGAAATTCAGGCAACTGAAGACTTAACCCTGTCCGGCGATCATGCAGCGGCATCTGCTGATAGCTTAGTTGTCGATAATGCCAACGACAATGCAGGTCAGGAAGAGGGCTTTGAGATTGTCCTGAAGGACGATGAGACAGCACCAAAACAAGACCCGGCAAAGAACGCAGAATTCGCCCGCCGCCGCATCGAGCGCAAACGACAGCGCGAGCTTGAGCAGCAGATGGAGGCAGTTAAACGCGGAGAATTGCCGGAGAGTTTACGGGTAAACCCTGACCTTCCTCCTCAGCCAGACATTAACGCCTATCTGTCAGAAGAAGGCCTGGCTAAATATGACTACGACAACAGCCGTGCGCTTGCCGCTTTCAATGCTGCTAATACCGAATGGCTAATGAAAGCGCAGGACGCCCGCAGCAATGCCGTAGCAGAACAGGGCCGCAAGACTCAGGAGTTTACCCAGCAATCAGCGCAATACGTCGAAGCTGCCCGCAAACACTATGACGCGGCGGAAAAGCTCAACATCCCTGACTATCAGGAGAAAGAAGACGCATTTATGCAACTGGTTCCGCCTGCGGTTGGGGCCGACATTATGCGCCTGTTCCCGGAAAAGTCCGCCGCGCTCATGTATCACCTGGGGGCAAACCCGGAGAAAGCCCGCCAGTTACTGGCGATGGATGGGCAGTCCGCGCTGATTGAACTCACTCGACTATCCGAACGCTTAACTCTCAAGCCTCGCGGTAAACAAATCTCTTCCGCTCCCCCTGCTGACCAGCCGATTACCGGTGATGTCAGCGCAGCAAATAAAGATGCCATTCGTAAACAAATGGATGCTGCTGCGAGCAAGGGAGATGTGGAAACCTACCGCAAGCTAAAGGCAAAACTTAAAGGAATCCGACAATGGCTTTGAACGAAGGTCAAATTGTTACACTGGCGGTGGATGAGATTATTGAAACCATCTCCGCAATCACTCCAATGGCGCAGAAAGCCAAGAAATACACCCCTCCTGCCGCTTCTATGCAGCGCTCCAGTAATACCATATGGATGCCTGTAGAGCAGGAGTCTCCCACTCAGGAGGGCTGGGATTTAACTGATAAAGCGACAGGCTTGTTGGAACTTAACGTCGCGGTAAACATGGGAGAGCCGGATAACGACTTCTTCCAGTTGCGTGCTGATGACTTGCGAGACGAAACTGCGTATCGTCGCCGCATCCAGTCTGCCGCTCGCAAGCTGGCGAACAACGTTGAGTTGAAAGTCGCAAACATGGCCGCCGAGATGGGTTCGCTGGTTATCACCTCCCCTGATGCCATCGGCACTAATACCGCAGACGCCTGGAACTTTGTGGCCGACGCAGAAGAAATCATGTTCTCCCGCGAACTTAACCGCGACATGGGGACATCGTACTTCTTCAACCCTCAGGACTACAAAAAAGCGGGTTACGACCTGACCAAGCGTGACATCTTCGGGCGTATTCCTGAAGAAGCATACCGAGATGGCACCATTCAGCGTCAGGTCGCTGGCTTCGATGATGTCCTGCGCTCTCCGAAACTTCCTGTGCTGACCAAATCCACCGCAACTGGCATCACTGTATCCGGTGCGCAGTCCTTCAAGCCTGTCGCATGGCAACTGGATAACGATGGCAACAAAGTTAACGTTGATAACCGTTTTGCTACCGTCACCCTGTCTGCAACTACCGGCCTGAAACGCGGCGACAAAATTTCGTTTGCTGGCGTTAAGTTCCTTGGTCAGATGGCTAAGAACGTACTGGCTCAGGATGCGACTTTCTCCGTAGTCCGCGTTGTTGACGGTACTCATGTTGAAATCACGCCGAAGCCGGTAGCGCTGGATGATGTTTCCCTGTCTCCGGAGCAGCGTGCCTACGCCAACGTTAACACCTCGCTGGCTGATGCAATGGCAGTGAACATTCTGAACGTTAAAGACGCTCGCACTAATGTGTTCTGGGCTGACGATGCTATTCGTATCGTGTCTCAGCCGATTCCGGCTAACCATGAACTTTTTGCAGGTATGAAAACTACCTCATTCAGCATCCCTGATGTTGGCCTGAACGGTATCTTCGCTACGCAGGGTGATATTTCCACCCTGTCCGGCCTTTGCCGTATTGCGCTGTGGTACGGCGTAAACGCGACACGACCGGAGGCAATCGGTGTTGGCCTGCCTGGTCAGACTGCGTAACTAACAGGGGCTGCGGCCCCTTTCTTTATGGAGTGGCTATGAAAATAGCAATCTATAAGCCCGGTGGAAGCATCATGGTATGGGGCGTCATGGCTCAGATGAAGGTCATCGACTCCAGCGAACTTCCGGAATATGTCAAAGATGGCTGGCTTGATCATCCATCAAAGCTGCTGCCCGTGGAAGCAGATGATGTTAAGCCACGCAAAGGCCGCAAGCCTAAGGCGGTAAGCGATGCAGATAAAGACTAAAGGCGATCTGGTCAGGGCTGCGCTTCGTAAGTTGGGCGTGGCATCAGATGCAACCCTTACCGATGTCGAACCTCAGTCTATGCAGGATGCCGTTGATGATCTGGAAGCGATGATGGCGGAGTGGTATCAGGACGGGAAAGGCATCATTACCGGCTATGTATTCTCAGATGATGACAATCCTCCTGCTGAAGGTGACGACCATGGCCTTCGCTCCAGTGCAGTCAGCGCCGTATTCCATAATCTGGCCTGCCGCATTGCTCCTGATTATGCGCTTGAGGCTACTGCCAAAATTATCGCCACTGCTAAATACGGAAAAGAGCTTCTCTATAAGCAAACCGCCATTTCCAGAGCCAAACAAGCGCCTTACCCGTCACGCATGCCGACAGGCAGCGGTAATAGTTTTGCCAATCTGAACGAATGGCATTATTTCCCCGGAGAGCAGAATGCCGATTCAACAACTCCCCATGATGAAGGGAATGGGTAAAGACTTCAAGAATACCGACTACATTGATTACCTACCAATCAATATGTTGGCTACGCCGAAAGAAGTCCTCAACTCATCGGGTTATTTACGCTCATTCCCAGGCATAGCGAAGCGAAACGATGTAAATGGTGTATCGCGTGGTGTTGAATACAATACCGCTCAGAACGCTGTATATCGCGTTTTAGGCAGCAAGCTCTACAAAGGGGAAGCCGTAGTCGGTGATGTTGCCGGAAGTGGTCGCGTATCAATGGCACATGGTCGGACATCACAGGCGGTAGGCGTTAATGGCCAACTGGTCGAGTATCGCTATGATGGCACGGTTAAAACCGTCTCAAACTGGCCTGCAGACAGCGGATTCACGCAGTATGAGTTAGGTTCAGTGCGTGACATTACGCGCTTACGTGGGCGTTATGCGTGGTCAAAAGACGGCACTGATTCATGGTTTATCACTGACCTCGAAGATGAATCGCATCCTGACCGCTACAGCGCACAATATCGCGCAGAGTCGCAGCCTGACGGCATCATCGGCATCGGAACATGGAGAGACTTCATCGTCTGCTTTGGTTCGTCAACGATAGAGTATTTTTCGCTTACCGGAACAACCACAGCAGGCGCAGCGCTTTACGTTGCCCAGCCATCTCTAATGGTGCAGAAGGGTATTGCCGGAACATACTGCAAAACGCCGTTCGCTGATTCATACGCCTTTATCAGTCATCCGGCTACTGGCGCACCTTCCGTCTACATCATCGGGTCAGGGCAGGCTTCACCAATTGCGACCGCCAGTATTGAGAAGATTATCCGCTCATACACAGCTGAAGAACTTGCGACGGGTATAATGGAAACTTTGCGCTTCGATTCTCATGAGCTTCTGATTATTCATCTCCCTCGCCATGTTCTGGTTTACGACGCATCGTCCAGCCAGAACGGACCTCAGTGGTGTGTGCTGAAAACCGGGCTTTACGATGATGTATATCGCGGCGTCGACTTCATGTACGAAGGAAACCAGATAACGTGCGGCGACAAATCAGAAGCGGTGGTCGGACAATTGCAATTCGACATCAGCAGCCAGTACGACAAACAACAAGAACACCTACTGTTTACGCCCCTTTTCAAAGCAGATAACGCCAGATGCTTCGACCTTGAGGTTGAATCATCCACTGGTGTTGCTCAATACGCTGACCGCCTGTTCCTGTCTGCAACAACTGACGGCATCAATTACGGTCGTGAACAGATGATTGAGCAGAACGAGCCGTTTGTGTACGACAAGCGCGTTTTATGGAAACGTGTTGGGCGCATTCGTCGATTAATCGGATTCAAACTGCGAGTAATCACCAAATCACCAGTAACACTATCCGGGTGTCAAATTCGTCTGGAGTAAAATATGGCAGACCCGTCACTTAATAATCCTGTCGTTATTCAGGCCACCCGTCTCGACGCTTCAATTCTTCCCCGTAACGTCTTTAGCAAGTCTTATCTGCTCTATGTAATCGCGCAGGGAACTGACGTTGGTGCTATTGCAGGAAAGGCAAACGAAGCTGGACAGGGTGCTTATGACGCACAGGTAAAAAATGATGAGCAGGATGTAGAGCTTGCAGACCATGAAGCAAGAATTAAGCAACTGCGCATCGATGTAGATGATCACGAAATCCGTATTGCTGCAAATACCAATGCAATTGCGGCGCTGGATGTCAGACTAACCACGGCTGAAGGAAAAATAATCACCTTGCAGGCTGATGTCAGTGCTCTTGATGGTAGAGTGACGACGGCTGAAGGAAATATTTCTGCATTGCAGGTTGATTACGTATCGAAAACAGCCACCGCAACACAATCGCTGGCGTCACCTCTCAACGTGACAACGTCCTATTCAGTTGGCGGTACTAAAGTTATCGGTGCTCGACAGCTCGGATGGACAGCAGCAACAGGAGCTGCGCTTCTCGGTGCATTCAACGCTAACCAGGCATACACGGTCAGTGCCACATATACGCAGTCTGAGGTATCAGCTATGGCTACTGGATTGCAGCAGGCGCGGCAGCGTATCAAAGCTCTCGAAGATGCAATACGAACTCATGGATTGATCAACTGATGATTACATTCACTCCCACCCGAAACATCGACCTGATAGAAACGGTCGGCAACCATCCCGACATCATAGCCGGGAGCAACAACGGTGACGGATACGACTACAAGCCTGAGTGCCGCTATTTCGAAGTGAACGTACATGGTCAGTTCGGTGGCATCGTGTATTACAACGAGATTCAGCCGCTGACCTTTGACTGCCACGCCATGTATCTGCCTGAGATTAGAGGATTCAGTAAGGAAATCGGGCTGACGTTCTGGCGATACATTCTCGCCAACACCACCGTTCAGTGCGTTACATCATTTGCTGCACGCAAATTTCGCCACGGTCAGATGTACTGCGCAATGATTGGCCTTAAGCGTGTAGGAACCATCAAGAAATACTTCAAAGGCGTGGATGACGTGACGTTTTACAGCGCCACACGCGAAGAACTAATCGACTTCCTGAATCACGGGAGATAGCCATGTTATATGCATTTAAGCTGGGCAGGAAACTGCGCGGTGAGGAACCTTATTATCCTGAAAAAGGCGGTAAAGGTGGCTCATCAAGCAGCGGGGCAAAAGAAGCCGCAAAAGCAACACAGTACGCAGCAGACCTGCAAAACCAACAATTCAATCGTGTGATGGAACAGTTGGCACCTTACGCCGCCGCAGGTTTGCCGGCTCTCCAGCAGATTCAGCAGCTATCAACGCTGGAAGGTCAGAACAGCGCTCTCAATCAGTATTACAACTCAGACCAGTATAAACAGTTGGCTGATCAGGCTCGCTATCAAAGCCTGAATGCAGCGGAAGCCACCGGAGGTCTTGGCTCTACAGCAACATCAAACCAAATTGCATCCATTGCACCAACGCTCGGGCAGAACTGGTTGTCAGGGCAGATGCAAAACTATGGCAACCTGTTAAACGTTGGTCAGTCTGCGGCAGCAGGCCAGGCATCGGCAGGACAGAACTATGCAAATAACGCAGGTAATCTTGCGCAACAGATGGCGGCGATCCGCTCTCAGGGTTCTGGTCAATCCACGCTTGGAAGTGCCATTAGCGGTGGTACAAGTGGTGCTCTTGCGGGTGCTGGTCTTGCCGGGATGCTTGGAGCATCAACGCCGTGGGGGGCTGGCATTGGTGCGGGTATCGGATTGCTTGGCTCACTCTTCTAAGGAGTTATCGTGGCTACATTTCAACTTGCTGGTTTGCCGTCAATGCAGGTGGCGAACCAGAACGCGCCCGGACAACCATCATTATCCAGTTACGACTTCAGCCAGCGTCCAAACGTTGGCGTTCAGCTTGCTCAAGGTATTGGCGCAGTTGGCCAGGCAATGAGGCTTTCTGATTTTCAAAAAGCTTTCGGTCAGGCTTATGCGGCAGGTGACCGAGATGCCTTGCGTCAACTTGCAGCCACCAATCCAGACCAGATTGAAACAATTCGTCATGGCATGGGGTTTGTTGATGCCGATAAGAATCAGGCAATGGGAGATATGTCTGCACGATTGAATATTGCCGCCGCTCAGGGGCCAGAATCGGTGATGCGAGAGCTTGCCACTCACCAGAATACGCTGCAGCAAATTGGCATATCTCCTGAACAGGCGTGGCAGACATATCAACAAAGCCCTGAAGGCTTCACGCAGTTAACAGACCTTATTGGGATGCACGCGGTAGGACCAGAAAAGTATTTTGATATTCAGGACAAGTTGACAGGTCGCGAGATTGACCGAGGTCGACTTGCTGAAACAATCCGCAGCAATAAAGCAGGGGAAGGACTTCAGGCTCGCGGGCAAAATATTACTATGCGCGGACAAGACATGTCAGCCTCTACAGCCCGCCGCGGTCAGGATTTGGCAATGCAAAGGGCAAACGCCAAAACGATATCAGGAGTCGACGGGAATCGGGTCGTTCAGCTTGCAGATGGTAGAACAGTCAACATTGACGGAAAACTTCACGGCGCAGGGGCTAATGCATTTTACGAAGGTATTGACGATAACGGCAATATGGTTCGTGTCCCGGCAAGTGCTATTGCAGCGCCTCCAACGTCTGCAGCAAGCGCACAGAACTACGCGATGAAGAAAGACATTGACGCAATCGCAAATGCAGATACTTCTGCTCTCGATTTCATGACTGGCATGACTGGCGGGGCAGGAAATCCGGCAATTGGTGCAGATGTTCGCAGCCGACTCACAGGCAAAGAACAACGACAGTTATATAACTCCGCACAACGTATTCAGGGAAGAATGCAGAATCAGGGCGTGGCAGCAGCAAGAGATATGGGCGCTAGCGGTATCAACACCATTGCAGAAGCGAAGATGTATTTTCAGGGGATGCCGCAGGTTGACTACTCAAGCCCGGAGGCTATGCAGCAGTCTATTCGTGAGATTCAGGAATACACCAACAATTATAACCAGCAGTACAACGTTAATGTTGGTAATGGTGGGAAGAAATCATCAAGGCAGCAGCCAGCGACTCAGCAATCAGTCGGAGGAAGCTACACGTCTAAATCCGGCATTCAATTCACGGTGGAATAATGAAAGTTACAGCCAACGGTAAGACATTTACCTTCCCTGATGGTACAAGCACAGAAGACATCGGCGCTGCAGTTGATGAGTATTTTGCTGGGCAGGCATCGGCAGCAGAAACACAACCAGCAGAACAGCAGGAAGAACCACAGCAGCCTGAACAATCCCTGATGCAACGGGCTGGTGAATTACTCACTGGCGGCCAGTCAGCAGGACAAATCGCCGAGCAGGCTGGACGCGGGCTGGTAAACATACCTTTTGATGTATTGCAGGGTGGCGCAAGTCTGATTAATGCAATCAGTCAGGGGCTTGGTGGGCCAAAAGTTTTGGATGATGTTTATCGTCCCATTGACCGCCCGACAGATCCCTATGCTCAGACGGGAGAGGCTATAGGAGGGTATTTGGCTCCATTTGGAGCGGCTGCAAAAACCGCCGGGGTGGTAGAGAAATCGCCGGGAGTGATCAATTCCGTTAGTAATAACATCAACATGTTAACGGGGTCTCTGGCTGAAGCAGGGAATCAGGATGGTGATTTTGCTGATAACGCGCTGAAAAATTATGCTGTCAACCTCGGAGCGCAGGGCCTTCTTTCTGGGGCGGCCAAGGCTGTGGGACGAGGTGTTACGGCATTTCGAGGAGAAATGGCACCGGAGTCTAGGAAGGTAATCGATACGGCGGAGGGGATGGGTATCACTCCAATGACCTCGGATATGATTAAGCCAGGCAATGCCTTTACTCGCGGATTAATGCAAGGTGGGGAAGGTTCCTTGCTTGGAACGGGAGGGAAAAGAGCTGAGCAGTACGCTACCCGTAGCAAACTTCTAGGCGACTATTTCAACCGCGTTGGCGGATACAATCCTGATGACATCGTTAAGTCACTTACTAATACAGTAGGTGGGCGTAAAAATGCGGCAGGAGCAGTTAGAGATGACATAGTAAACAGAATGGGAAGCGCTCCAGTGGGAACCACCAATTCAATTAATGCAATTGATACAAATATTGCAAGACTTGAGAAGCTCGGCACATCAGCGGACCAGAGGCTTTTGACAGCGCTTAAAAATCTAAAGGGGGAATTGAATAGCGGGAATGTTGATTTTGATCTCCTGCAACAGCATCGCACTGCATTCCGCACCAATGTTCAGGGTGATGCGATGGTATTCCCAAATCAGGCCAAGGCTGCAACTAACATGGTTGAAAATGCAATGACTCGTGATTTGCGCAATGCTGTCGGTAAATCACTAGGGCCACAAGATGCAGCAAAATATCTCAAATCCAACTCAGACTTCGCAAACATTTACAATAAGGTTCTGAATAAGCGCATCTCTAATACGCTAAATAAAGCCAGCAGTGAATACACACCCGAGCTTATTAACACCGTTGTTTTCAGTCGCAAACCGTCAGATATAAAGCGCATATGGAGCGCCCTGGATAACAAAGGAAAGGACGCAATGCGAGCTGCATACATCAGCAAGATTGCTGAAAAAACTGGTGATTCTCCAGCTAAGTTCATAACCGAAGTAAACAAATTAAAAGCGCAATCCGGAGGTGAGATTTACAACACCATTTTCAGCGGACGACACATGAAGGAACTTGATGCGCTTCATGATGTGCTGAGACAAACAGCTAGGTCTGATTCGGCAAATGTTGTCACACAGACGGGTCAGGCGCTGGCAAATCCGGTAAGGCTTGGCGCTGCAATTCCTACTTTAGGTAAGTCACTCGCAGCAGAGGCCGGCTATGGCTTGGCAATGAGGGTGTATGAGAGCAAGCCAATAAGAAATATGCTACTCAGGCTGGCTAACACCAAGCCGGGCACACCTGCATATGAGCGTGCGCTGAATCAGGCCGCTACTGCAGTGCGCCCTCTTTTAGCTAACGAAGCTACCCGGCCGTAGCGCTATAAGCCAAGGACGGCATTTATTTTATAGTTTTTATGAATTCTTTATTAAATCCATTCGCTTCTCCGGGGTATCTTCCAAAGACAATTTTTATAAAAACAGAAAAAATAAAGATAGCAATGCTTAACAACAATTGCAGTATCATTGGAACCCAAAGAACAACAGGCTCTATATTCATGAAACCAAATATTCTTCCTGCGATCATGGCAAAGTACCACACTGTTATCAGCAAACTTAGTGGTATATGAATTACTGATATTATCAATCCAAGGGCATCAGTAATTCTGTTTTCAAATCTTTCAGGGGAAAACTTTTCTTTAAGGTAATTGAGTACGTAGGCCTCATTCTCTGGATTTTTAGCATTTTTCCCTATTGCAATAGAAACCTCAGATATCCTTGATTCAAGTCTTTTACGTTTAATAAAATTAGAAAAAAACAACCACGCAATCTGCAATCCTATCCCCAGAAATAGAGTTGCGGCAACTAGCACAGCATAACTCATAGAATCAGACACACCAACCTCCTTAGTTTTGTGCAGGATACCATGAAAAAAGGAAACATCTTTTGCCTACTTCACATTTGAATGGTTTGTCATTAGGATGTTTCCGTGGTGGGTTAATTGGTTGGCTTGCTGTAGATCCATTTAATGGTGGGATGTATACCTTGAAGCCAAAAGAGGCAAACGCATCTCTTATACCATCAACAAAGCAAGACTAATAAATAGGACCCACCCTCAGGTGGGTTTTTTGTACAAATCCTTCAGCGTATCAAACACCATCTTCTTAACAAGCTCTGACTGCTCATCAGCGAGTCGTTCTGCATCGTTGCGATATCCAGTCACAGGCGATGGTTTTGATAGAGCATCTTGGACGATTTGTAACAACTCGGAGTTCATTGATCTCCCATTCGCCTCCGCCCTGAATTTTAATTTCTCCCTGACTTCCATAGGCATACGGAAGTTAAAGTGCGGATCATCTCTAGCCATGCCATCACTCCAAGTTAGTGTATTGACATGATAGAAGCACTCTACTATATTCTCAATAGGTCCACGGTGGACCTGTATTGTGAGGTGAATATGAAAGGAATGAGCAAAATGCCGCAGTTCAATTTGCGGTGGCCTAAAGAAGTATTGGATTTGGTACGCAAGGTAGCGGAAGAGAATGGTCGGTCTGTTAATTCTGAGATTTATCAGCGAGTAATGGAAAGCTTTAAGAAGGAAGGGCGCATTGGCGCGTAAAGTTGAAGCCCCAACTGCGGTAACAGTCAGGGCTTCGGTTGTCAGTAAATCCTTGGAGAAAAACCAACATGAATAGTATAGCAATTTTAGAAGCAGTTAACACCTCTTACGTGCCGTTTAATGGTCAGCAAATAATCACCGCTATGGCTGCTGGCGTGGTGTATGTTGCGATGAAGCCAATCGTTGAAAACCTCGGAATGAGCTGGGGTACTCAGCAACAAAAACTTATGAAACAACTAGATAAGTTCAACTGTATTCATATGAATATGGTTGCTGCTGATGGGAAGCTTCGTAAGTTACTCTGCCTTCCTTTGAAGAAGTTAAATGGTTGGCTCTTCAGCATCAACCCTGAGAAAGTTCGTGCTGACATCCGCGATAAACTGATTAAGTACCAGGAAGAATGCTTTACCGTTCTGTATGACTACTGGACGAAAGGTAAGGCTGAGAATCCGCGTAAGAAAACATCCGTTGACGAGCGCACCCCGCTACGTGATGCCGTAAATATGCTGGTCAGCAAAAAGCATCTGATGTACCCAGAAGCTTATGCAATGATCCATCAGCGTTTCAATGTGGAAAGTATTGAAGAACTGGAAGCGTCTCAGATACCGCTGGCCGTAGAGTACATTCACCGCGTGGTGCTTGAAGGTGAATTCATCGGCAAACAAGAGAAGAAAACCAGCGAGCTTTCTGCAAAAGAAGCAAACAGCCTTGTATGGTTATGGGATTATGCCAACCGCTCACAGGCATTATTCCGCGAACTGTATCCGGCATTAAAACAAATTCAATCGAACTATTCCGGCAGATGCTACGACTACGGCCATGAGTTCTCGTATGTTATCGGAATGGCGAGAGATGTTTTAATTAATCACACACGAGATGTTGATATTAATGAACCTGACGGGCCAACGAATCTTTCCGCATGGATGAGACTTAAGGATAAAGAGCTTCCACCTTCATTACATCGCTACTGACAGATAACCAACGCAACGACCCAGCCGAAGCTGGGTTTTTTTATGCCAAAAATTCACCGTAGCCATGCTGCGGCGATTCCTTGCATCTGGAGCAAATTAAATGACAGACATCACTGCAAACGTAGTTGTTTCTAACCCTCGTCCAATCTTCACTGAATCCCGTTCGTTTAAAGCTGTTGCTAATGGGAAAATTTACATTGGTCAGATTGATACCGATCCGGTTAATCCTGCCAATCAGATACCCGTATACATTGAAAATGAGGATGGCTCTCACGTCCAGATTACTCAGCCGCTAATTATCAACGCAGCCGGTAAAATCGTATACAACGGCCAACTGGTGAAAATTGTCACCGTTCAGGGTCATAGCATGGCTATCTATGATGCCAATGGTTCTCAGGTTGACTATATTGCTAACGTATTGAAGTACGATCCAGATCAATATTCAATAGAAGCTGATAAAAAATTTAAGTATTCAGTAAAATTATCAGATTATCCAACATTGCAGGATGCAGCAGATGCTGCGGTTGATGGCCTTCTTATCGATCGAGATTATAATTTTTATGGTGGAGAGACAGTTGATTTTGGCGGAAAGGTTCTGACTATAGAATGTAAAGCTAAGTTTGTAGGAGATGGAAATCTTATTTTTACGAAATTAGGCAAAGGTTCCCGCATTGCCGGGGTTTTTATGGAAAGCACTACAACACCATGGGTTATCAAGCCTTGGACGGATGACAATCAGTGGCTAACGGATGCCGCAGCGGTCGTTGCCACTTTAAAACAATCTAAAACTGATGGGTATCAGCCAACCGTAAGCGATTACGTTAAATTCCCAGGAATAGAAACGTTACTCCCACCTAATGCAAAAGGGCAAAACATAACGTCTACGTTAGAAATTAGAGAATGTATAGGGGTCGAAGTTCATCGGGCTAGCGGTCTAATGGCTGGTTTTTTGTTTAGAGGGTGTCACTTCTGCAAGATGGTAGACGCCAATAATCCAAGCGGAGGTAAAGATGGCATTATAACCTTCGAAAACCTTAGCGGCGATTGGGGGAAGGGTAACTATGTCATTGGCGGACGAACCAGCTATGGGTCAGTAAGTAGCGCCCAGTTTTTACGTAATAATGGTGGCTTTGAACGTGATGGTGGAGTTATTGGGTTTACTTCATATCGCGCTGGGGAGAGTGGCGTTAAAACTTGGCAAGGTACTGTGGGCTCGACAACCTCTCGCAACTATAATCTGCAATTCCGCGACTCGGTCGTTATTTACCCCGTATGGGACGGATTCGATTTAGGTGCTGACACTGACATGAATCCGGAGTTGGACAGGCCAGGGGACTACCCTATAACCCAATACCCACTGCATCAGTTACCCCTAAATCACCTGATTGATAATCTTCTGGTTCGCGGGGCGTTAGGTGTAGGTTTTGGTATGGATGGTAAGGGCATGTATGTGTCTAATATTACCGTAGAAGATTGCGCTGGGTCTGGCGCGTACCTACTCACCCACGAATCAGTATTTACCAATATAGCCATAATTGACACCAATACTAAGGATTTCCAGGCGAATCAGATTTATATATCTGGGGCTTGCCGTGTGAACGGTTTACGTTTAATTGGGATCCGCTCAACCGATGGGCAGGGTCTAACCATAGACGCCCCTAACTCTACCGTAAGCGGTATAACCGGGATGGTAGACCCCTCTAGAATTAATGTTGCTAATTTGGCAGAAGAAGGGTTAGGTAATATCCGCGCTAATAGTTTCGGCTATGATAGCGCAGCGATTAAACTGCGGATTCATAAGTTATCAAAGACATTAGATAGCGGAGCATTGTACTCCCACATTAACGGGGGGCCCGGTTCTGGCTCAGCGTATACTCAACTTACTGCTATTTCAGGTAGCACACCTGACGCTGTATCATTAAAAGTTAACCACAAAGATTGCAGGGGGGCAGAGATACCATTTGTTCCTGACATCGCGCCAGATGATTTTATAAAGGATTCCTCATGTTTTTTGCCATATTGGGAAAATAATTCTACTTCTTTAAAGGCTTTAGTGAAAAAACCCAATGGAGAATTAGTTAGATTAACCTTGGCAACACTTTAGATATGTAAT